ATAGTGGATTGTGTATATACAGTAGCCCACATATCCGGCAATAGAAGGTCATTGAAAGATATGATGTCTGCTGCAAAGTCTGTGTTAAATAGAAAGACAAAACCTTTCAATCAAGATAAGAGAGTAGAGTCAAAAAGATGGATAGATAATGATTGGGCAAAAAGTGCAATATTAGAGATTGTTCCAGATGAAAATATACTAGCAGATTTACTAGAACGGTGAGGTCGATGTATCGGCAAGTAGCAGAATCACTGAGAGTCTGCAAAACAATCCCTACCAAAAAAGGTGACATAATCACAAACTTGTTGTTGCCAAACAAACTCGGCCAATATCAAATTGTATATTTGTTATACTCTCCATCTAATAAACAAAGATTATCCGATGAGGACTTTAGAGAGATATATTATCTACTGACTGATTTATATCCAGAAGAGGTAGATTCACAAGCAGACATATTCGAGTTGTTTTCCAACTTATCAACGACAAGTAAAACTACTGCAAGCATCAATAGAGTGTATTCAATTGTTGCTAATGTCTTAGAGGTGTGTGGCAACAATGGTTGTCGAGCCATGTATCTAAAAACTGTATTCAATAGAATTTCAAAACAGGACCTGGTAATACTATTAGAAAGATTGAGTAATCGAGGCTCAGTCATTACAAGATATGATGTGGTCAAAGGCATAGCAAGAGCAAATGGAGTATTGCTGCGTCATGTTCGTAAAGCATCATTTCTTATTGGTTTAGATAGAGTCTGTGAACGTTTGTCAAGAGATGAAGATATTGCCAGTTTAGTTAAACCACCTTTAGGTATGCCTTTGGTGATTCCCTCTCCAAGCATAATAAAGAATGTAGATGACATACCGTTTGGTGAATGTTTTGTAGAGATACCAGAAGGTGAACGATTAACACTTCACATACTAAAAGACTCAAAGAAAATGTATAACTCTACTGGATTAGAATATGATATTGAAGAATCGATGAATTCTATGATAGAATCTATTAATTTGAATCAAGGTATATATCTTGTTGAGTATGCTTCTGGTAGAGATATAGAATTGAAGATTGTTGATATGCTGACTCCTTCGATAGATACAATGCCTTTCAAGAAAAGAAGAGATAATATGAAGATACCTAAATGGGCTTTGAAACAAATGACTCCAGTTGTGGATGCTTCATATTATCTTGAAAAAGTAGGAACTGAACAAGTCGCAATACTTTGGAATGCAAATGGGATATTGACCTATGAATCAACGATATATGAATCAGTATTAGTAAATGCACACAAAGTCCACAAATCTGTATTCGAGGTGTTAGGTGGAGTCTATGTCAAAGAAGAAGTCCACTCTCGGCCTAAGTTATCAAAATGGAGATTAGGAGTAAGAGATGGAGATGACATATATCCTGTTGGCCTCGTAGATATAGATGAGAGCCTTTCATTGATGAGATTTGTCAATCCTCATAAAGTAAAAGACGGCGAAGAGGTCACACTTAACTCTCCGCTTTATGTTAATGTCAATGTTATATCATCTGGATGGGGCGATTTTGGGGCGTATGTTCAAGGCATAATACAATCTGTCGCAGAACAAGCGGGTCGCAAAGATTGTGTGAGCATCGATGAATTAGAAGCATTGAATAAAAGATGGGATGACGATGGAGACATTAATTGATTATTGGCAAAGACTTGTAGCATGGGCATTAAGTAAAGAGGGGTTTGAAGGATGGTTGAGATTGACGGCGGCGATGTTTCTAATATCGACAGTATCTCTAGCAATATTACTCCTAATGATTCCAATATTCCCATTAGTTTGGCTTTACAAGAAACTGATTTGATAAACACGATGAAAGCAGCCATGCTGATTAGAGGCGATATTCGATGTCGATTATCACAACAATACAAATGTGGTTATGAAATTAGACCGATTATATGGTTTGTTAGAAGAACAGACGAGATAGATAAGACGTTAGAAAAGATTGGTTTGACATGGCGTAAAGTGTTTGTCAAAACGGAGGACATCACTAAACTGTGCCATTGTTTCGAGATGTTTTTTTCGCTTAGCACAAAGCAAAAAGAACTCCAAATGGTGCAACATTTTAATGGGATTCTACCTCAGCCGAATGACTATGATGAAGTGGTGGAAGTATTGGCTCAAATCAAGAAATACAATGAGGCTTTATAACCCCATTACTGTTCGGATAAATCCCTGCGGGTGAAAAAAATGGAACTAAATGAAGCATTGAATAGAGTAAAAGAAGCAAAGAATATGACTGAGGATGATGTGTTGGCTGAATTCAGCACATTTGTAAAGGAGAACTACCCTGAGATTTGGGTTCAATCGGGTTCTTCAATAACTGGATTAGAAGAAGAGGACTACGATTTCTTTTCATCTGCGTTTGAAGTTAATACTGTTAGAAGAAAGTCCGGTGGCAAAGGCGAACAATGGGTTGGTATGTTAGTTGCTTACGATGGTAAGAGAGACATGATGCAAAGACAAAGAGATGTTGCTATTGAATCTGCAACAATAAATCTCAGTCAAGTATTAAGATATGGCATTCAACAAAATAACAGAACAATAGCAATAGGTAGAGTTACCAAGGCTGACGGAGAATGGTCTGTATTTGATGCTGATGATACACTGTTATACAAGGAAACTGCTGAGGATGGGAAACAACCGATGTGGGTTATTCATACTCAAGGGCCAAGTATATGCCTATTGAAAGATGATGGCAGAACTCCTAAGAGAGCATTCATGGAAAAGCGTAAGTGGATATTCATTGGCAATACCCAAGAGAAATTCTTGAGCGAAGGTGCTTTGCCTCCTATGGTATTAGAATGTTCATTTGGTGCTGCTGATGTTGAATTACAATTGTTAAGGCCAATATCGTTCAAAGCAGAATTGACTACTGCATGGAAACCTGCTGATTCTACTGAACCAGATGAAGAGATGTTATCTGCACTTGACATAGATGCTGATTATGGACTAGACTGGGTAGATGATGAAGTGTTGCCGAAGGTAACTGAGTTATTCTCTCCCGACCAATTCTTAGCACAATTCATGCCTTGTATCGACTTATCCGATGTATTTGACCACCACATGGCTAACAGAAAGGTTCTATCATCTGGTAGAGATTACGGACCTGTATTTGCTATTAGTGGAACTGTTGATTACATTGATTATGCGGGTAAAGAAAATCTGTATTCCGAAGGAGGCTTCAAACATTCACTAACCTTAACATCTAACAGTCTTAGGAGAGAGGACCCCAAAGCAAGCCTTTGGATTGATGTTACAAGATACCTTGTCGATAAGCAAAACGCATTCAAGGTAAAGAAGGCAGATGGTTGGAAAGACTATGCAGGTGGCAGTAGAGTTTGGGTTGTAGTCCGTTCAAGAACCTGGGAAGGAACTGACGGTGGCTTGAATCTAAACTTAGACGGTCTTGGCGTATATGCTATGCCGTTGCGCTCTATCGTTGCACAGATACCACCAGAAGATGCTAATGACATATCATACACAGACGGGTTTTGAAGGAGGAATTTAAGTGTCGGGATTTTTAGATAACTGGAAGCCAGTTGATACAAACAAAGAGCCATCTAAGCAAACTCCAAAGGTGGAGGTCTTACCCTCTACCTCCGAGGTAACTCAACCTCCAATGGTTCAAAACAAATCAATACCTAATGATGTAGTAGAAATGCAATCAGGCATGGCTACTGGCTTTGAAGAAGATGCAGGTGCTGAATATGTCAAAGAACAACTGGGTGTAGAAAGAGTGGTCAAAGAAACGCCAAAGGCTAATCCTAAGCCTATATCTAATGGCGAGTGGTCTTATCCACAGTCTGCTAACCCTGCTGCTCAAGCAATAGCGATTGCCATGTCATCACATTTTAGAGATGAGCCAAAGGTTCTATGTGGCGTTAAAGGTGATAGAAAGTCCGGTAAATCCGGTATTGTAAATGATTCTCTAACTGCTGATGAAATAGCAAATGGGGCGCAAATATGGAACTTAGACTTCGACGGTGGCGGAGATTCGACAGTATCTGCACATCATAAAGACAAAGGAGATAACATACTTGTATTGAATCCCTGGGCTACCATAAAGAATGCAAGAGCCAAAGTGCCATTTGATTATCCAGAAACATATAACAAGACAATGGATTATCTAAACTATGCTTTGGAACTCGCACAAAAGCAAGACGAATATTTCAAACTACATGGTAAGATGCCAAAGCCATATCTCAAAACATTGGTCTTTGATGGTATGGACCACTGGCTACATATTTGTGGAACTGCTATGAAGATAGAGGACTTAGAACTAGGGCCAAACGCAGTTGCAGTATCGGGTAGAAAGACCGCTACAAAGATTGGTCGCTTTAACTGGGAATTTAGAAAGAACAGGTATCAAGCCGCTATGTATGTATTCCAAGAACTTGCTAGACTGAACGTTCATGTTTATGTTATAACAGGTCTAAAACCATCTTATGATAAGAATGGTAATGAAATCATGGGTGCTGATGTAGCAGCATGGATGAAAGATACTGAGAGAGATTTGGAACAATTGATTGAGGTTCGCATAGAGAAAGAAAGAGATGCTAACGGTTCATTAACTGGTAAAGAAATATCAAAGGCTCAATTAGTGTTCAACAGAACCTCTCTACGCCTTCCCGAACCAGTTATAATCTATGTTCAAGAATCTGGAACGGATGGTCAATGGTTCGGATATGACGGTCTTAAAGACGGAACATTTGAATCAGTAAAAGATACTCACGCACTAGATACTGGTGATACTAATGAGTAATGTGGGAGTCACGGTTAGACTTCATGATGTAGAGGAATCCTTCTCAATTCGAGGCGAATTGTTTGGTCAGCATGGCATATCCTTTGATACTGGGATGGACCATACAGGAGTTGTGGAGTGGTTCTTAGATTGGTCTTTGAAGTATGGGCCTGAGATTGAGAGTAGAGATGACGCTATCAATAAAATCAAAGAAGTATTGGATAAGCATAAACTAGAATATAGTGTGAGGATTGAGCCTTATGAAGATTAAACCTCCAAGGCCACACGCCGTTCCAAGGCAGCCTAATCTGTATTCCACATACTCTTGGCATCCAAACATGGCCGATGATAAAATATTACGAGTATCTAAATCATCGCTAAGCACATTTCAATTCTGTGAACAACAATACTTCATCAAGTATGTATTGGGTGTTAAAGAACCTGAGAATGATGCTATGGTTAGAGGAACAAATGTTCACGATGCTTACGAGTATATACTGGCTGAAAAACTAGACATTCATCAGGCACACGCTCTAAGAGATAATCAAGGATTTCAAGCCGTTGATGATTACTTCCAATCACTAATTCCTAAATCTCAAGTAAAGAAAGGTTGGGAAGATAAGGTCGCAAAATATACTGGCAAGGACTATGAATTAGATGAGGATATTCATTTATCTAAACTGATGAAGGCTGAGGCAAATCGATTCATGAAGAGTGACCCAACATGGTTTTTACCTTCTGCGAATGAAAGAACGATAGATGCAGTGGTAGAATTAGACATCAATGGAAAGAAAGTGCTTGTTCACCTAACGGGAATAGTAGATAGATTGTTTCAAGACGGTGATGGTAATGTTCATGTTCATGAATTAAAAACAGGTAAGTGGAAAGATACAACTACAAAATATGAAGGTATGGCAAAAGAGATGGCATTCTATGTGTATCTCATGAGGAAATCCGATGACCCTGAATTTGGAGATATGCGTGTATCTCATTGGGGTTGGGACCATACCGCAGGTCATTTGACTGATACTAAATACGAGGGAGGAATATACCGCTTTGTAGAGCCTGTAAGGGTAAAGGTGGTTTCCGAGATGCTTACTGATTTGAAAGCGTTAGTATCTGCACATTTACGATATGAAGATAACTTCAATGGTAAATCATTTGCAGTAAAAGATAGTGGTGCTGAGAGATTCATCTGCGAGCCTTGGTGTGCTGTAAAAGGATTCTGTCCTAAGTATGGTAGAGCCACTATGCCTTATGAAATGAAACAAAAGGCGGAGGGGAATTGATGTGCGATACATCAGTCTGTTCAGTGGAATCGAAGCGGCTACCGTTGCTTGGCATGATTTGGATTGGAGTCCTGTTGCCTTTGCTGACATTGACGAGTTTCCTAGTGAAGTGTTGCGGCAGCATTATTCACAAGTGCCTAACCTGGGAGATGTAACTGAGGTAGATTGGAATGAGTATAGGGGAAAAGCGGATTTGGTTGTCGGAGGAAGCCCTTGCCAGTCTTTCTCCATTGCAGGTAAAAGACTTGGATTGGATGACCCACGTGGCAACTTGGCCTTACACTATCTCAAAGTTGTTAGCGCAGTTCGACCAAGGTGGTTCATCTACGAAAATGTCGTTGGATTATTGTCGAGTGACGAAGGAAGGGATTTTGCAGCCTTTCTCAAAGAAGTGGAAAACATCGGGTATGGGTTCGCATACCGAGTTCTTGACGCTCAATTCTTCGGAATCCCCCAACGACGCAGAAGATTGTTTGTTGTCGGATGTGCTGATGGGGATTGGAGAAGTGCAGCAGCGATACTATTTGAGTCCGGCAGCATCGGCAGGTCTACTAAGAAGGTCAATAAAAAGGGGGAAAAATTTGCCACCTTTGCTCAAGAAGGCGTTAGAGGAACAAGCGAAACTGATGACGGAAGAGGAATAAAGCATTGTTCCAAAGTCGCACCAACTCTAACTCATTCTGGTCCACCATACTCACGAACAGGACAGACTACCGAAGATGAGGCAATGGTGGTAATGGATGTTACCATACCCATTCACGACAAAGCCACTAGATACAAAGGTGGTGGAGATACTAGAAACGATGACGGGGCAGGTAATGGGTTCGGCGTTGCAGATGAAGATTCACCGATGTATACGTTAGATACAAGTTGTAATCATGCGGTATATCAACAATCTGGAATTGATTTATTTAATCAAGAAATCACAGGAGATAAGCATTGCCCACTAAGAACTGCAACTGGTCATGGCGCACCCGCAGTAATAGAGAGTAAAACCGTTGCACCCACATTAACGGCATCTAATGACCCAAGCCGTAGCCCACAGTCTGCGGAGATAACTAATCAAGTAAAAGCCATTTTTGAAACTACATCTTTGGTAAGAAGATTGACTCCTGTGGAATGCGAAAGGTTACAAGGATTTCCAGATAATTATACACAAATAGAATGGAAAGGTAAGCCAAAAGAAAAATGCCCTGATGCACCTAGATACAAGGCTCTTGGCAACAGTATGCCTGTTCCTGTTATGAGGTGGATAGGAGAGAGGATTGATTTACTTAACCTCTTAGACCTATCTCAACGAGATTCTTCTAAGGTATCTAAACAAACTACATTATGGTGATATAATATGAGCATAACTAATATTGATTGTTATTCTATTTCTCATGAGAAAGAGTATGATTTAGCAATGTTAGACCCTCCTTTTGACAAATGGAATGAAATGCAGAA